GTTGAAATTGTTTCTTGTGTACTTGTCGTTTCTGGCACTGTGGTCGTGGTCGTTGACGAGGTCGTAGTTGTGGTAGTTGTTTCTTGAACTGTCGTAGTAGTCGGGTTGGTGACAGGGACAGTCGTTGACGGGACAGTAGTGGTAGTTGTCGTCGTTGTTGAAGTCGTGGATGTTGTTGTAAATTCCCATAGCGACAGGTTACCGATACTCAGATGCCCAGGTTGGCAGCAAGTATCTATTGAGTATTGACGGAACGTGAAAATATCACCCTCAGATACGGGTATTGATTTGGTTCCTGTTGCATTGTTTTCATTTGTCAACTGAACATATACGCCATTGATTGCATACTGAGGCGGGTCATAGTATGCACCATCGTTAGTTTGATAAGCCCACTTGAAGTTCACTGTATTCACACCCGTCGGGATAGCAGTTTCAATCTTGACCCAGTTGGCTTGACCACCACACATACCGAACTGTTGCGTCCCATTGTCGGGACCATGCAGAATGATGGTGTTATCTACAACCTCGATTGAACCACCACAGTTTTGTGACTGGCTGAATGTCCAGTTGCCCAGCACATCTGCTTTAGCAGGTTTAGCGAATAGCGCAAACCCGATAGCGGGAACAAGTATCATCCACTTGCTACGCAAGTTACCACTTACCTATGGGACATACAGCGTCCCTCAACTTAACCTTCCCCGTCATAAGGCAACCACATTGTTTGCATTGCTTAGTCAAACCAATCAGTTCAGGGCATGCAAGACAGATGTCCATACGTTCGTCTGCTACTGAATCCTCTACGCGAGGGATGTTTGGGTTAACCAAATCCCAAGGTCGGGTAGTACCTAACCTTTTTTTATATTCTTCCCACGCGCTCATTCTGGAGAGAAGGTAGACCCGTTGTACTTCCAACCCATGGCAACACTTTCGCCAAGTTCTTTTGGAATGATGACAACCTTTGGGTCAGAAGAATAAACGGCAGTCATGTGCTCTAGTTCTTCGTGAAGCAAATGTTTCCACACGACTTCGCCGTTAATAACAAAAGCAAAAAAGTTGTGTGGTTTGGTGAGGTCTGGTCCGTTGTTTGGCATGATGTTCCTTTATTAGCAGGTGTTTCCAGTGGTTAGGCAGTACCAACCGCCAATGTAGTCAATATATCCACCATTAACTCTAGTCGTACCGCTAATACATGGGTCTGGTGTTACTTGAACATGCAAGATGTCGTATGCAGGGTTTTGTCCAGCACCACAAGGGATAATTCCACAAGTTGAAAGGTTGCCACCTTCAGTAGTTGTGTAACTGTAACCAGTATTAGAGCAAGCAGCAATAGATGTCCCTGCTCTGGTCCCCGTAGCAGAAGTTGCGTAACCACTTCGGCTTGCATAAATAGAAACTGTTGCAGAAGCACCATTCCCTAAACCACTTTGTGTTGCGGTTCCGCTAGTTTGCGATGCTGAACCAGCAGACGTTGAAACAGTATAAGTATTTGCTGCATCATAGTTGGTAATCGTGAACGTAAATCCGCCATAGGTTGCAGTTGTTGCACTAAAGGTTGGGGTTGCCAAAACGTTTTGTGCTGAACCCGATACCGTACCCGTTGCAGACTCATAACCGCTGCGGGTAGTTGTAACAGTTACCGTTGAAGACGCGCCGTTAGATAGTCCAGACTGCGTAATAGTGCTAGTAGAAACAGAAACAGAACCAGCAGTAGTCGTAGCCGAATAGGTGTAAGCAGCGTCATAGTTAGTTATTGTTGCAGACCAACCACCAACCGCGCTAGTAGCAGACCCCATCGTGGGAGCCACACCATCGTAAGTTCCGCCGACAGCAGCAAGAATCTGCATAACTATGCAACAACGTTGCCGAGAACGACAAACTCATTACTGGCAATACAAATTACCGTAGCCATCGCATACTGTGCGCGAGTCTTTAGACGCGAAGATTCACTACGCAAAGTCACGCCTGGACCCGCGATAGTTACCTGACCAGTACCAGTTTGCAAGATGTTGATTTGGTCACCGACAGAAAACACTGACGCAGGAATAGTCACCGTAGTCGTCGCACTAAAAGTAACAACACGGTTAGCGTCACCAGCCACAAGGGTGTATGCACTAGTTGTACCAGCGTTAATCGAGATACCATCAAGTTCAGCCGAGCCAATAGAACGGTCAGCAATTTTTGCTTTAGTTACAGCATCAGTAGCAAGTTTTGCAGCAGTAACGTTTGCATCAACAATCTTTACCGTAGTAACAGAATCTGTTGCAAGGCCAGCAGCAGGAATTTGTTTCCAGGAAAATCCATTTGTTGCAGCAGAATCAGCAAGTAGCGCATAGTCATTAGTCCCTACGGCCAAACGATTGAGCGTTGAACCATCAGTGCCCAGAACATCACCCTTGGTAGTTAACGCCGAAGCAATTTTATTTGCTTGGTCTGCATCAGTTGCAGTAAAAATTGGATATGTTACTGCGCCAGCAGCATGAGCAGCAGCAGTTGTTCCATCTTGCCCACGAGTCATTGTGGTGATGTTTCCACTGGTACGGGCTGTTACAAGAATCTTTTCTTCAGTTGCTAGACCTGCGTCGATAACAATATAAAACGGACCGTTTGCTGTATTGTTCCAGTTGGTTGTATCTCCAGTAAGGGTCATTGACGTAGCGCTAGAGGTGATGCCACTGGTTAGAGTGCAGGCTGGTGCGGCTCCAGCGTAAGACCTTCTTGTTGCGTATGCCATTTAAATACTCCTAATCTTGTACAGAACGCATTGTAACAGTACAGGTTCCTTCTAGGTCCCAGTTTTGTTGGTAGCCATCAATGACCTGGAATTCCATATCTTCCACAATTACCGAGAAAGATTCATTGTTTTCTTGGTAGGTAATAACTCTTGGATTGGTTACCAGGTCTCGAAGGTTGATTAATTCGGTGTCTACATCCATGTAGTAATCGGAGTCTTTGAGTCGCAGTGTGTGGTGCATGAGTAATGGAACTCTGAATACTTGGCTTCTGGCTGGTGTTGCGTAGGCTCTTGCCATCCAACGGGTAAGTGTTGGCCCTGTTGTGGCTGTTGCACGAGTTAATTCTATTTTGATTTTTGCTTCAATAAACTTTGTTTGTGGGCCAGTTGCTACTGCTTCACTTGTGCCAGTAGTGGAGTGTGGGGATAGCGTCACATAATCTGCGCTATCAAGGGATATGTATGGTGAGATTGTTCCGACAAGTGGTTGACTTCGAAGGTCAAATTTCGCAATAAACTTACGGTCTGGGATTCCCCAACGATATGTTCCTGTAATAATTTGCCCAGACGTAACAAGATTATCTGTGTCTTCTCCAAAGAATCCAATTCCTGTTACCGCAAACAAACGTTTTTTGGCAAAGGTAATTACTGAAGTTACGTTTGCTGTGGCTGCAGTCATTAAGTCTGTTGCATATGCAGGGGTATTAACTGCGATAAATGTTCCTAAATCTAAACGCCCTAATCCAGTTGATGTACCGTCGTAGTTGGACCATGTAAACCATGCGTAACGGTCTTCAAAAGTAAAGGCTTTTACTGCGTTTGGGGTAGGAATTAGTGCACCAGATGTCAGGTTCGCTTGGCTATCAGTAGTTGCATAGCGAACCCCTTTGTTCGTTCCAATTAGAATTGCTCCAAGATAACCTTCAATGACTTGAGGGATTTCCCCAATTGGTAGTTCAAGTGCCACTACTGGCTGGTCAAGAATACCTGCTGCGGTGATGGTGATTTTGTAGATTGCACCTCGGTCACCAACATAGCCAGCAGCATAAATGGCGTTCTGACCTGCCGCGAAGTTGGTCCATGTCCAGCCTGGAATTGGGTGAGAGTAACTGTCCGTACCAATGCTCCCTGCTGGGTCATAGTAAATGTCTATAGAGTCAGCGGCTGTAGCACCAGACACCATCAAGTGACCCTTGGCAAAAGAAATGTTTCCCAGTTCATGTCCCGTTCCATGTGCAAGGTTGGTTGCTACACGTGAAGAATCAACTTTCCATAATCCAAACGAACTGGTAGTTCCTGCATAAGTCAAGTAGACGTTTTGACCATCGGAAGCAATGTCGCGAGGGGTAAGAGAAGGCAATCCAGTGATAGCAGTCCATGTTGGAGTTGCAGCAAATGGGTCTGTTGAGTATTTGACTGCAGTTCCATCAGTTACATACACAGAACTATTGGCAACAACCATCTTAAGATTGGTATTTGATGATGTCAAAACAGACTTTGTTGCGTTAAGTAAAGTTAATTCACCTTTAGTCCAAGGGTTTATTCCTTTGCTGCTATAGAAACGGTACTCTGCAGAATCGGCCGTGTCTGAATATTTTTGTCCAGCACCAGCATGCCATGATGTTTCACCTCTGCGCCACAAACCTTGTGGGTTAATCGCAGCCTCGCCAGGACTAGTTGATTGGTCTACTGAATCTCGAACACGTGCTTCAAAACTTCTAGTCATCAAGTTTGATTTAAAATCGATAAGAAATGGTCGTCCGTCAATTGCTACAGGGAAAATGTCTGGGACTAATGCGTTAGTTGTGCTGCCACTGAAGAATCTTGGCGATGGCAGAAAAGAGTCAGTGAACCTGTAAAGTTTAGGACTTGCCATTGTTTAGTCCTTTGACAAAAATGTTGGGTATGACCTCGATAGACGGGCTGCTTCTGCTTGAATACGGTCACGACGAATACGCATAAGTTGAGTTGCTGAGTTGCCAATAGCGCCAACTGGAACTTCTTCTGCGCGTCGTGTTTCACCTTGTGATTCCGTGAAGTTGCGTTTAATTTCACGTGGGGCCATCAATCGGATTTGCGCCCCAAGCAAAACAATGTCGGTAACAGTTTCCTGGATACCACAAGTGGAATTGATATCTACAGTTTCATTTGTTGCAGTAACGTATGGTGCTTTGTATACGATGCGTAAACGTCCAGGGAATACTGGCTGGTCAAAACGTAACGCATATCCTGAAGGAAAATCATCTGTCGGAACATCACGCATTAGTCGTACTTTGCGGGCGACAGGGTAATCATCAACCATGTAGCGAACTGATACTTGGATTAAGTCGATAACAGAACCAATTCCAACAAGGTCAATCATTGGGTCTGAACCGTTGTAATTAATGTCAAGTGTCTTAACTTGAAATAAACCGTTTAGTGGAGATGAAAGGTCCAACAGTTCATAGTTGATAAGTTCTAAAATTTGTGCCCTTGGAAAACGTGGGCTACTTGTAACAATTGAATCAGCAGCATGAGTAGTTGCAGTAGTTCCAGAAAACCCACGTTGAACTGTTAGAGTTTTTGTTCCTGCATCAGTTGACCAGATGTACATAAGTTCTGATTCAATTTCACAAACCTGTCCAGCACGAAGTCCTTCAATAGCAAAAGAGACCGTAACACTCGTTGATGTGGAATCGAGTGTTGAGGCAAGTTTGTTGCGTGGTTCAACTGTCCCCGATAGCAGTTGTCGCAACGTCCTATCAATGACGTTTGCGGCTGTAGTCATTTACTTCTTTTTCTTAGGCTTCTTCATCATAGATGATTCTTGTTTCTTTTTGCCAGGAGTTTCCATGCCTTCATGTTTTTTCATAGCAGCCTTAGATTTATATTTTTCAGACTTCATGCTCATAGAGAATCCTTTCGATGGCTAGACTTTACCAGACTATTTACGGGTTATAGGTCCGTTAAATACCCAGGCATCACAGGTTCTGTCACCTGCACATTTAAAGTCAAAAATTTCACAGAAACCCAGATTTGCTTTGTCTATAACCTCTTTAGACATATTGCCTGGTTCATCGCCTAAACCCTTGGTAATGCACTCAAGCATCTGCGAAGTCTGAATAAATGCGGCACAATTTTTGCAACGGGCAGTCTTGGCAACATCGGAAGTTGTCTTGAAAATAGCCGCTTTCTTTTTCCAGAAATCATCATTTGGCAAACCAGGGTTCATTGGTCCATAGTTGGCCTTATCAATAGCAATCTGACGATTAGCAATGTTGACAGAAATATCTTGAGTTGCAGGTGGGCAACCATTGATAGGCTTTTCAGAAGCCATTACTTCTTCTTCTTTGGCTTTGTTTTCCCTGCCTCAGACATGGCAATAGCAATAGCCTGTTTACGTGAAGTTACAACTGGGCCTTTCTTTGAACCAGAATGAAGTGCCCCACCCTTGAACTCGTGCATAACCTTGGTCATTTTTTTCTGGGCTTTAGTTGGTTTCTTCATAACTCAAATCCTACTGCAAATGTTTTCGGTCTGGGAGAATACCAGTCTGTACTTGCCATCCTTCAGTTGCCCGTTTTTCTACATCTGCAGAACCGTCAATCTGTTTGGGTTGTAAACCATTGGCTCGAAGGCGCTTGTATGCTGGCATGTCTTTATTCCAGTTGCGCTCAGTCTGATTAATGGCATCTACATCTTTGCCACGAGTAGTAGTGGTGTTCATTCCCATTCGCACTCCCGCTATGCGGCATCCAAAGCAACCTTCTACGTCTAAACCTGGGTGGGTTTCCTGATGTTTCATGCTATTATGTATGCCCCATATCCTGCGTTGGTAAGTGATGTTACTTCTGCTGCAGTGAGTGTAGTGACATGACCACCATAATAAACCTTGTCTATGGTGGATAGGTCATACGGTTGATTTTCCGTATATACACCAGTGGTCAGCAAAAATAGATTTCTGCCGCGTGGTGATGTTTTGATGTGGCGGCCCAACTTATTGCCAAGACGTTCTTCTTTAACTAATGGCATGTTGCCATAGAAGTCGGCAATCTGGGCTGAAATAACAAAGTTATCTGTTGGTGGTGAAAAAGTGGCCATTAGGTAATGTTTGCTCCATATCCTGCAGCAGTCAACTCTACTATCTCATCGTCTGCCAGGAAGTATTCATGCCCACCAAGGTAGGTGCGGGAAATAAGTTCTGGTCTACGTGGGTCAACAATGGTGTGTGAGCCATCGATAAGCCGATATAAGTTATCCCCACGTGGTCGGTGGACCGCAAAGTGGAACAATCGGTCGCCATCTGCTGGACTAAAACGTTCTGTGAATTTGACTTTATCCCTTGATGGTGGTCGGAAGATATGAGATTTCATCCACACCGCAAACGTATCTACTGTTGACCCAACCCCAGTTCCGCTTCTAATAACGGTGAGGAGTTTCGCAGCAGTTTGTGTTCCCGTGCCACTACCCGTCGCCGTACGGAAGCGCGTGATGAACGCCGTTCCCGACGAGATTCCTTGACCAGCGCCCGTGCAAGTTCTAACGACAACATGGAGAGCAATGCTAGTTGCTGTTCCTTGTCCGCTGCCTGTTCCTGTTTTGAGTTTGGTGATGACACGGCTGGCGGTTGATGAGCCTGAGCCTGCTGAGGTGTTGCCTGTGCGGATGGCGGTGAGTCGGCGTGTTGCAGACTGTGTTCCAGCACCCGACCCTGTTGCTGTGCGTGGGGCTGTGTGTAGTCCTGTTGCGGTTTGTGTTCCTGTGCCTGTGCCTGTGGCTGTCCGTGGGGCTTTATGGAGTCCTGTGGTGGTTGCTGTGCCAACTCCTGCACCTGTTGCGGTGCATGACCGTGTGATGAGTCTGGTGGTTGTGGCTGTGCCTGTGCCTGAACCTGTTGCTGTTCTTGGTGCGACATGAAGTCCTGTTGATGTGGCGGTTCCTGCGCCTGTGCCTGTGGCGGTGCGTAGTTTGGTGATGACACGGGTTGCGGTTTGTGTGCCTGTTCCGCTGCCTGTGGCGGTGCGTTCTACGTTGGCTTGGTTGTAGATTGCGTTTACTTGGTTGTAAACGTACCCAACTTGGTTATAGGAGGTAGCCATTTGCTACCTATGGAAGTCCTACAACGGTGATTGACTTTTGTTTAACGGTCATCGTTGAGCCAGGTCCGTTGACCTGAAAAGTAAATGTATTTGAACCAGCAGTTAACCCAGTTTCCAAATATGTAAATGATGTTGTTTTGTCATTTCCTAAATCACCAGTATTCCAATATATTGAGGCTGCTTTTGTTGTTGAAGAAGCAATAGTTGAAGCACCAGACACAGAACATCCAAAAGATGCGTAACCAGTGGTTGTACCCATTGACATCATTCCACTAACCGTGACTAAAGCCTTTGTGCCAGTTTGCAAAGTAACAGAAGGTGCTCCTGTTTGCGTTTGCCAACCCGTAACGGTGTTAGTTCTTGTTGTTTCATCTAATGATGATTTTGGTGTGATGCAAACCCATGCAGAGGAGTTTCGCACCAATATGTTTCCTGTGTCAGTCTCATAAATCATTTGCCCCTCAAACGGTGACGCAGGACGAGTAGACGAGGTACACACACCAGGCTTAACAATTGACTGTGCGCCAACAACACTAGATAAAGGCATTACCAGTTCACCGTTCCTGTTCCAGCAGTAAAAGTATAAATACGAGTATTCGCACGACTTGAAGTATCAACAGTATAAGTCAACCCACCACCAATAGAAGCCAACGCAGGATACGAAGAAGGATACGCAATCACAACCAAACCCGAACCACCCGTACCACCAATACGAGCAGCACCACCAGCAGTACCCGAACCACCACCACCACCACCCGTGTTCACCGTACCGTTACCACCAGCACCCGACGCTGCACCCGCACCACCACCACCAGTACCAGCAGAAGAAGCAACATAACCACCACCGCCACCGCCACCAGCGCGAGTTACCGCAGTACCAGTAATAGAGTTAGACAAACCGTTACCGCCGTTACCGCCAGCACCAGCAGCACCGTTACCGCCAGCACCACCAGCAGATGTTGCACCACCACCACCACCACCACGACCATACGTTGCGTTGTTACCTGTGTTACCTGCACCACCAGCAGAACCTTGGTTAGATGTTGCTGAACCTGCAGACCAAATACCGCAACATTCACCGCTACCACCACCACCAGAACCACCAGTTTGACCGTTGTCTGCGGCGTTAGTCGTTCCTTCATAACCACCACGACCACCACCAGTAGAAATGATGGAACCAAATTGCGAGTTATTGCCGTTTGTGTTTGCGGCTGTTGTAGCACCAACCGTAACCGTGTATGTGGTTCCGTTGCCGTTAACTGTTAATTGTGATTCTTGTGCAGCGTTACCACCTGATGTTCCATATGATGTGCGATATCCGCCTGCACCGCCACCGCCACCACCGTGACCGTTTCCACCACCACCACCTGAAGCAATAACGAGGAAGTCGATTGGGAATGTTGAGAGGTGTTGGTATCCAGTTGACCATGAGGAACCTAACCAAACTTTCATGGTGCTGGTGTCTGTTTCAAAGATGACCATACCTGTGTAGGGGTTGGCTGGTCGGTTGGTGCTGGTGCAGATTCCTGGTTGTAGACCTGTGGTTGTTGCTGTGACGGTCATAGGGTTTGTCCTAGTGACCATGATGAGCCGAGCCATACTTTGAGTAGTTGGGTGTCGGTTTCGTAGATGGTTTGTCCTGTGGACGGGTTTGCGGGGCGTGTTGTGCTTGTGCAGATGCCTGGTTTGCGCCCTTGTGTTGTTGCAGAAATTGTCATTGTGGTTGCCATTCTTCGGCGGTGTTACCTTCAGCAACCCACAAGTCGTATGCGGCTTTGTTCGGGTTATCGTCAATCAAAGGGAATGACATAACTCCACCATCGGATAGCGGTTGCAGAATGTGGCGTTGTATACCATTCATTGTTTCAATATCAAGATAGTAAAACATTATAACTCTGCCGTAAACGCAATATAACCAGATGCTGTGTTGTTATTGAAATAGTTTCCAGACCAGTTTGCTGTAAGACCAGTCGTAGTCCCAACTACGCCAATGTTTTGGCTATTTGGTTGGTCCATAACAACAGCACTTAAAGCATAAAGTGCGCCATCATACTTACGCCAAGCAATATTTGAGTATTCAACAGCAGATGGTGTGGTTCTCATTGTTACTGGAAGCGGAATCCAACCTATGGTGTTTACTGTGCTAAGTGCAAACCCTGCACCTGATACATAGTTGTATACGTTGCTTGATTGGTTGGTACTTCTCCAATAATACCGCTGGCATTTGGCGAGTGTTACCTGTGCATCTTCAAACTCAAATGGTGTAGCAACAGAACCAGCCTCTAACTGCACACCCGTAATCTCAAACCAGTCGTTAGTGCTTGCAGTGCCAACAGGCGTATATGAAAGGGTAATCCCAAGTTGAGTTTTTGTTGTTGGCAGAACAGCAGAAAGAGAAACAGTGAAACGTTGAAACGTTGTAGTCAAAGTGGCTGTGGCTGAGGCTGAGTTAGTCTGACCAGTCAAACCGTTGGCGATACTTCCATCGGTTCCAGTTCCAGTCGTTATTGCATAAATCAAAGCCGATGAAGCGGATGAAAAGTTTGCTCCACATCTTGCATAAAAGGATAACGTGACAAACTTGTTGTGGAATTTGCGAACATTTTGTGTTTCAAATGTTTGGGCAAGAATAATGTCTGTTGTAGATGTGTTTCCACTATCTCGTTGCATCCTCAAAGCATAAGTAAATCCGTCCAACGCTGATGTTTGCCTAGATGCAGTAAGACCAGCATTTCCAGTTGACCTGTACGTTTGAAACCTATCTACCGTGTAGTACGGGCTTGCCGAGGCATTAGCGAATGATGTTCCTCGTTGCCACACATCCATCGCACCGTTGATAATCACATTCCTGCCACCAGCAATAGGAGCCAACACAGTCCACGCTGTACCATCCCACACTGCAGTCTGAGCAACATCAGACATATAAATAACCTGACCCACATACGGAGAAGCAGGCTTAGTTGTACTAGTACAAACCCCAGGCTTCAACCCCGCAAGACCAACACCATAACCATTATCTAAACCCATCAGGCAGTCTGCTTCGTCCAACCAACAACAGTAACCGTCACCTTAGAAGCCGTATCAGACAAACCCTGCAACGTTTCACCAGCAGCCAACACCAAAGCCGTATCCCACACCATTACATCATTCGCACCAATCGGCAACGAAGAAAACAAACGGTTAGCCGCAGTCGCAGCAGAACCAACAGCCAATGTCACAGTACGGTCAACCGTATCCGTATTAGTAATAACAACCTGCTTAATAATGTTCGCATAACCAGTAGCAGCCGTAACCAAAGTCGTAGTTGACGTACCCAACTGTGTAGGTCCACCAAGTCGTGATTCGCTTCTGTCGCCAATAGCCATAACTAAACTCCAATATCCATAGTAAGAATTGCCATAAACGCATTAAGCGTAGGAACCTGCGAAATCTTGTAATCCAACGATGTAGTCACAGCCGAACCATCCACACCAACTTTAGCCTGCAACATTTCAATAGCATCGTTAGCGTTCGCATGTTGGTCAGCATGAGAAGGACTAGTAAGCGCATCCGTAGAAAGCGGGTTAGTCAACGCATCAAGCGAGGTAGGAAAGCCTGTTGCCACTAGGGGCTACCTTCCTAGTCCAGCGACAGCGTCAGTGCCGTGATTTGAAAAGTATCACCAGCAGTCACAGCGGCAGACGATGACAACGCGCCAGTCCACAAACAGTTACCAGCAGTAGAAGCATCCCACAACGACCAATGCGAATATGTTTCAGTAGTAGAAACATTCGTCCAAGTAATCGTCGCGTTAGTCGCAATCGAGCCAGAAGCAGCAGTAGCCCAAGCAGCAGAAGTACGGGTCGCATTAGTCGCAGCAGCCGTAGTCCCATCCTCACCAGCGTCAGCAGTATGAAGTTTCACATACACAGTTGTTGGCATAGTCCACGCGGTCTTACCCGTGGTGTGCTCCAGGATTTTTAGTTCTGCATAGTTAGAAATCGACATACAAACCTTTCGTTCTAGGAGAAGTGTAGCAAAAGAAAAAGCCCCCCGCCGAAGCAGGGGGCTAATTCTTTACTGCTTAGTCAATTACGATGCGTTTACACCAATTGACGAGGCCGATTCAATACGGCGAAGTGCTGCTTCACGGAAGCGACCGTAGCCACCCAACCAGTACCAACCCAATGGCTGCAAGCGCATGAGGTAGTCAGTTGTGTTTCCACGAACAATCTTCGGTACTGCACCGTTTCCATCTTGGGTGCTGTATGCCTTGGCAAGTGCCTGGCGACCCATGATGTAGGTATCGTATACGTCAATGTTGCCAGTTGCACCCGAACCGTTTGAAACGTTTACACGCTTGTAGGCACGTGGAGTTTCTACGAAACGTACGGATTCGAACAAGCCGATTTCGCCGTTATAGATACCCGATGGGTCAACGTAGTTCGCTGGCGTGCGCCATGCTGCTGCGTCTGTAGCGATACGGAAGTCGTACGATACGTCTGGGTGGATAAAGCCGATGTATGAACCGTTGTATGTTGCAACGTTTGCACTACGCAAAGCAGCAACCTGCTTGCGGATGTCGTTAGCAACAAGAACGTCTTCGGTCTGTACAGTCGTACGGCTTGTTGGAAGCGTTGCACCGCCACCACCGTAAGCAACGTTCGTACCACCAGCAAGAACTTGCTGTACTACGAGGTCCATTGAGTCACCAGCGTTGTAGCCGATGATGTTTGCTGCTGCTGCATCTACGTCCAAGAACGCTGTACCACGCAACTTGGCGGTGGTAACTACGGCGTTGCCGTATTCGTTCAAGGTCACAGTTACCTGTGAGTCGGACAATGCGGTTGGGGTTACGTCAGTCGCTTCAGACAAAGTTGACGTTGCTGCTGCAATGTCGCTGAAGATTGTGAAAGTAACGCCAGTTCCTGGCATTGCTTGCTGTGTTGGTTGTACGTCTGCTGCTTGGTCGAAGAGGAGTTCTGAACGCAATGCGAAGTACGCAAGGCGGTCAAATGCTACCTGGTCAACTGCGAGAGACGAGGTTGAGGTCTCGTTTGCCATGTTGATTTTCCTTTAGAAGTTTGAGGGATTAATTTTGTGCTGCTCGTGCTTCTGACAAAATTTGGTCAACTTCTTGAGGTGAACGTGCTTCGCTTATCCTTCGGTTCCAGTCAACAGGTGGTTGTGCTGTCTGACTACCTGCAGCGATTTTTTGTGTTCGCTGCCAAGCCTGTGCTTCATCTGCTGACGGTGTGGAATCTGGGGGACTAATCAGTTGTGCCTCAACAGCAGCCTGACGAATTGCATCTGGAGTCATGTCGCCTTCATAGCCTTTAACAAAATATTTTGCCATTGGTGCAAGCGGGTCGATGCCTGCTTTTACAAATGCTAATTCTCGTTGGGCTGATTGGGCTTCTGCAACTTGCTTTCGCAATTCTGCAGTTTCCTTTTCCAGTTGTTTCATCCTTGCCCTAACAGGGTTTTGGACATTTTCGTTTTGGTCTTCTGTTTCGTAGTTGTCAAAATCTGACATATTGCACTCTCGTTTCTGCCCACACCATGTCCGAGGTACACGGTGGCTGCTGTTGATTGGTCACCCCATATGCTCCACACAGGTCGGGGGTCTCCCGTGCAGGTAGTTTTACTGTACCACAATCAAAAAAGAAATGTAGTTATTGTCCGACTGTGGAAAGTCCCACGTTCTTGGTTGAAGAAGTGAGTGAGTTGGATGTTGCGTAACCACCGCCTGCTTCAAATGAACCTTGGCGCTGACGCTTACGCTGAGCAATTCTGGCCTGTGCTGCTTGTTCATTTGTGAAAGTTCCAGCAATTACATCAGCCTGGCTAATCTGTTGCTCACCTTCAAGGGTCTTATACAGTTCAGCCTGTTGTCCAATCTGACCAAAACCTGCTTCAGCCTGGGCTGTAGTAATTCCACGTTTGGCAAGGGCTTGTGCCTCTTCCATAGTAAGTTGATACCCAGCACCGCCAGAAGCCTGGGCGGCGATATTGGCTGCACGGGCTTTCTGTTCAATATCGATTTGTGACTTAGTTGGGTCAAGAAAATAAGCGGCAATGTCGCCATCGGTGAGGTTTGCCATGCGCTTGAGTTGAGCAACTACGTCTGGGGAAGCGTTCATTACCTGCTTGTATCCCATTTCAATTCGATTACTGAGTTCTGCTGGGGATATGTCCTTTGATATGAAGTTAGCAAAATCGGTTTGACTATCGTAAAAACCACGTGGTAGCCCAGAATTGACTAACACTGACTTGTATGACTGTTCTTGAGCAATGTATTCAGCAGGAGTAAGTTCAGGAAGACCAGCCGCTACTCGTTGGGCATTACCTTTAAATCGTTCAATATATACAGGGTTATTACGAACCTTGGCAAACAAAGCATCAGAGTTATTTACTAGTGTTTTGTCTGCAATAACTGCGGCATTAAGGTCAGCAAAGAGTCCAGAGAGACCGTAGCGGGCCAACACTGCCTTTAGTTCATCTTGTGCGGAAGTCTGCTCTGCGAGCAGCGTAGGGGTCGATGGGGCTATTGGAGCATAAGTCGTGGTTGGCAATGTATAAACAATGTTTGGAATAACTGGTTCAGTGGGTGAGGTTGGGGGAATGATTGGACCAGGACCTGGGCCTTGCCAGTTAGCCATACGTTCTTGGATACCAAACATTGGGTTTCCATACTGTGATGCAGGTCCAGGTACGTTACTCATTATTTTACCTTTCCGAAGTCACGTGTAATCGTAGACGCTAATGACCGATAAATGTTCTTAGCATCATCTGTTTGCTGCCACTCTGGAAGAGTTTGCAAATAACGCTGCCACTCGGATACGTTCATCATTCTGGTCTCATTACTCTTAGGGTCTTGATAAGAAAGCAAACGACCCCACTTTTCTGCATCAGTAAAGTCAACTGCGTTTGGGTCAATGTTGAGCACAGTTGCTGCAAGTTGCTTGTACGGAGAGGTAATCTGACCAACCGTTCGTCCCATTTGCAACTGGCCCTTAAGTGCTGGGTACAAGTTCTCTGCATCCATTTGCATATGTTGCTTGATTTGCTCTGTCGTAAATTGTTTAGAAACCAGTGCTTTGGTATATGAATCAATAGCATCTGGCGTGAGGGATAACCCGTAATCCATAGCGAGTTGACGGACATTGGCAGCATCAGCGCCTTCGGTAATATCCTGACCGCTAGAAGCACCAGCCCTATGTTTGATTACTTCTGAACCTACATATTTATCTAGTTCGGTTGAAGTCCAACCAAACTTATATGCTTTATCAGCAAGTGCCTGAATAGTTGCATCATCAAGGGTATATCCAGTAGCGCCAATTACTTTGGCCACTTGGTCTTTCATTTGCGAAATGTTGTGGGCAAGCGTAGATGGGTCTGTATTTTGCAGGTTTACATAATTACGTTGCTTGGCTTCTGTTGTTTTCCACCAGTTAGTTGATTCAACTGCATTAGTGAAACGTGCTGCAGTCCATTTGGAAGCAACTGCTGCGTCAATAATTGATTGAAGTTCTGGAACTGCATTGTAAAGGTCTAGTACCCAACCGTATTGGGTTCGAGCAAACTCCTGCCAAGAAGTATCGGCTGGATTTTGTGCTGCATTTTGCACGGCAGTTAGCGTCTCTTGATAGAGTTTTGGAAACTTTGCTTTTGCTTTAGCAAGGTCGTCAACTACACCACTTTGTGCATGAAGTTGAGCAACTTTGTCAAGGAACGTTTGGTCTACTTGGTCTTGTGAAAACATTGTTACGCTCCGAGCAACTTGGATAGTGCGCCAATATAACTGCTGTAATCATTGGCTTTAGCCTCTGTTGGAAGTTTTTCAGTCAGCATTTGTTTTGCTGCAACTGAAGCAGCAGGTGCTTGTTCTCTACCGCTTCCACCAGTTTGATATGTTGTTTCGGCTTTATGGAACTGATTGACAAAAGCCTTTAGAAGTGGGGCTTCTTGTGGGCCAAGTCGCCTTCCAAGTACTGATTCTGCAGTTTGGTTCAGCGACTCTTCAAGGTCTGCTTTATTTGTAAGGCTGACTTTTCTTCCACCACCAGCACCACCAAGTTGAACTGGGTTGGCTGCTAAATAAGTGAGAGCATCTTCAATTTTCATACCACGCAAATCTGGTGAAGTATTGATATACAAAAGCAAAGTATTTTTGAAAAACGACTGTGTTTCTTTATCTGCAACGTTTCCGTATTGTGCTTGGCTAAGCGTAAGTTTTCCAGGAAAAGCCTGGACCATAAGACTTTGCCAACGCTTTGCATCTGCTGGAGTTTGACGCAACCAAATGTTGATATCTTTACCTGTGTATTGATATGCAGCATCTGTCTTGATTACAGTTGAGTCAAACTTTGCTGCCGTTGCTGGGTTATTCCAAGGCATTTGATATGCGGGGTCCCAGTCACCTTTTTGACCAGTGCCACTGCCGACAATAACTAACGGTGGAAGTGTCGTTCCAGTAGTTGCTGGGGTTGTGGTTTGAGTAGGCGATACAGTTGTTGGAACATAAGGCAACGTAGTTGGGGTAGTTACTGGTGGAATTGTGCTAGAAGGCGTTGACTTGCCAGGAATTGTTGATGAAGGAGTGACGGGAACAGTCGTTGTTGGTATTGGTTCCTGTTTTTGTGGGGTCAATTCTGGCTGCATATTAGACATACTAGTTCCTTAGCCTCATGGTATTGGCGGGTCAAACTCTCGTGAAAGTACTTTTTCCCAAATAGAACTGAACTCTGGGTGCAGTTTTACTTGTTCAATACCCTTGTCATATAGCGCTTGACGGAAGTTTGCTGATGCAGTAGAAGTTTTCCAAGTATCATATGTTTGACTTGGATATGCAGATTTCCATGCGCTAACCATATTTGTTCTAAAATCCCAATAGGTAGCAAGACCTTTACCAGAGTCTGCATTAAGTACATTTTTGTCTTTTGCCATAAGGGCAATTTCATCGAATTGTTTAGTTCTCAGTGCTTCCATTTCTGCAGAATATAATTTAGGGTCATATGCTGGATACTTTGTACGAACTTGGTCTTTAATAATTTTCATATTTTGGATAAAACTGTCGTTGTTAAATACTTTGTCACGGGTCAATCCAATAGTTTCACCCTGTTTTACATAATTTTCAATAGCATTATTGATAATAGATTTAGCAAGTGAAGCCTGTGAATCCCACAAACGTTCATTAAGTGTTTTATATTTTCGGTCTTGTGAAGCAATAAGTTCACGGTTCGCGTCAGGTGAAAATACACCAAATTGTGGTCCTAAAAAACCACCAGCATTTGGATACTTGTCCATGACATGACTATTTTGCTGCCACCATGAATACCATTCTTTAGTTGGCTGCATACCAGGAGTTGTTTTTGATGCACCAGTAAGATAAATCCAACCATCTGGACCAACTTTTTGCAACCATTCTTGTACACCTTCATCATATGTTTTTCCATTAGATAAAGCATTATTTGTAGTTGCTCGAAGGTCACTAATTGCCTCACCCTGACTTACAATAGTGTCGCCAATTTTGGTGTAATACTGCGTATACGGGGAACCAGGAACTAGCCACTTAAATACGCCTTGAAGCAAACCAACCCATACTGCTTTTGATTGTGAATCCTGGATAAATGCAGAACGTTTTTCTGGTGTATCAAGTTCTCCCCAGTTGGCCGCATTGGCTGTCATTACCTTTTGTGCAATCTGAGCCTGATTGCGACCATTTTGCTGACCACTAAAAAGGTTTGTCATTTTGTCAAATATATCTGGATTCATTCCAGCCTTTACTGCAACACCAGCAGCACCAGTTAAAACTGCTTGACCCCATGCTGGAATAAAATAATCTGGTAAAGATTGAGGGATAGTTGTTGTCCCTCGTGGAAAAAAGATATGTCGTAATGAATTTGTATATGGGTTATTTTTTCCAAATTGACTCAATGCCATATCTAATCCATATGCACCAATACCAAATGCTCCTGGTGCCGCCATTGGGGCAAGTGAAAGATTTTTTGTTGGAATTAATTCTCTTGTATGCAAACCAAGTTGTTCTGTTGGCAAATTACTTATAGGAAATCCAAATACACGACCAACACTTGGGTCATTAAATTCAAATCCCTTTGATGGTTGACCACCAGCCCAAGATGGAACTTCAATATTTTGCATACCCTGCTGAAGCACACGTCCCTGTTCAAGAATTGTTGGTTTCATTGCAATAGCACGACCCCATTTCATCCAATGTTGGATATACGGGTCCATAAATGCGTACATTAAATTGTGCCTACGACCAAAAAATGACTTTTGTCCAGCCTCATAAAATAAGTCTGATATTTTTCGTTGCGATGCAAGCGTTCCAAGTAGTTCAATTTCTTTGCGTGATGCAGTGCCACGTGCTTCTGGAACTAATTCACGTATGGTTTCAATAAGTGATTTAGGAAAATCTGAAAGTTTTTCAACTGTTGCCAACATTGCTTTTGCTTCTGATGGTTTCATTGCTGGAATAAGTTCGCTAACTGCTGTCCATTTCCAATATTGACCCAATGGTTCACGCATGAGTTTGCTAGATACAACATTCAATGTTTTTGACATTCCTGTCATTAACATATTTCCACTGCTTTCCATTGTTTTTTTAGTAACAAAGTCAGGGTGGAATAGCACCTTATTTGGAGCGGTTGGGTCTTCCAGCAGTGTTTCACGTACATACTTTTTCAAATATGGGTGCGCTTCATAAAGTCGTTCGGCAACTTTGATTTCTGCGCGAGTTCCGTCAATCATTCCAGAAGCAACTACATTAAGAAGATTTGTATCTCCGTTAGTGCGAGTCATAATGTCTGGGATAATGATGTCTTTTAACCATTTGTTTATCCCAGTAACTGAGTCCCAAACATATGTTGGGTCTTGATTTGCTACACCTCGAAGGTGATTGTTGACAAACATATCTCGAAGGTCTCCACTATGGAAACGTTTGGTTAGATTTTCCAATGCTTTATCTGGTCCATTGGTAATAATCTCTTTTGCTACCTCACGGTAGGTTGGTGATGCTGATTGACGTGCAAGGTCACGTGCTGTACCAATTACCCATTGTTCAGGATTTTCCAAACGGTCTGCAGTTTGTGCACCGTTAGCCGCACGGTATCTAATCATTTGAGGGTTTTTCATTTCTTCTTGGCCAAGGCCGCGAAGGCGACTTGCAGCATTACGATTCATTCCAGGAAGAATCATGTCAGCACGTTCGTTATATGTGTCAATCATCTTCCGCATTTCATCAACAGTTCCATATTCTTTTTCGTGTTTAGCAATGCGTGATAATAGTTTTACTTCTTTTGTAGTATCTCCAGCAAGTTGGGCATCAATTAGATATTGACCGAGTTTTGCTCGTTCTTCCATTTGAATACCAATTTTTGTAATTTCACGTGCACCCTTAATTACTTCACCGTGAGTATCCCAACCACCATGACCAAAAGCATGAACAACTTGCATAAACTCAAGTGGAGTTTCTCCAGCAGATATTGTCATCAAAGCATCAGTGATAGCCATTCGAACACCAAGCGCAATAGGGAATGGTGCACCCATAGACAAAGGCTTTAGAACTTTATTTTGAGCATTAGAAATCCATTGAGCAGAAACGTTGTACTTGTCTAGGAAATCATTTACTATTCCACCAACAGTTTCAGATTCACGTAGTGGCTTTATCATTTTGGTCCATGCTGCGGTTTCACGCATGAGACGGTTATATGATTCTGGGTCTATCATTTTGAAACCGTTGTTCATCATGTCTACTTCACGAACAACATCTGTTCCTTTTGTTAGATGGTCCATTGGATAAGAATTACCAAATCGGTCCATCAAAGTCTGTTTGATTGAGTTATCGTATTTGGACCAACGTGTCCATTCTTTAATAGCATTATCATCCATACCAGCAGCCTCTAGTGCTGGCCGCAAAATTTCTTGTTGGAACTTTGTGGCCAAATCAAACTTACCCTTTGGTCCTTTTTCAACCAATGTTTTAATTGCTGCAGTCAGCATTTCTTCACGTTTTGCTGCAGGAACTTTCATGTTGGTCATAATGAGTTTCATATTTTTCAATGAACTCTCTGGGTCATGCCAGTCAAACCAAAACTCACGTGGTGCTGCTTGTAGTTGACGAGTCTTATTTGATGTCCAATACGAAACCTGAGTTCCAGTATCATGCACAAGTTGACGTATCATTCCAGGGCGTTCAGCCAAGTTGTATAGAGGGTCACCAGACAATGCGCCCTTTTTCAAGATTTCAAATACCTTATCCAAATCTGGTGCTTTTCCTAATACACGTTCACCCTCAACATAAGTCTGGATTTCATGGGCAAGTCCAGTAGGTATTCTTCCCAGATTTTTCTCGTAAAGTTGACCAACAGAATCATATTCAGTAAGTTTTTGTAGAGTTCGGCGACCAGACTTGGTTGCTTGCAACAAATCAATATCAAGTGGTGACATTGCATATCCACCATCTGCTTGCGGAATGAGACCGTGTGCCATCTTTACGCCTTCGATACTCGAATCCTCAAACTTTGGTACAGGTGGTGAATCCATTCCAGCGAGGTCGATACCATCTACAGTTTTTGCAGCAAGTTCTTCTGCTGCTTTATCAAACTCTGGGGTAATTGAATCAACACGTTGCCAAGCACCATGAATAAAATCTTCTCCAGCACCGCCAAGGTCGTAATATGCAGGCGCTAATTCATCTGAAACGTTAATAATTTTTCCAAGACCAGCCGATTCACGTGCTGCTTCCCAGTATTTCAATACTTTTTGTGCAGCACGGCCTTCAAGTACGTGAGTTGCTGCAACACGGTCAATAGAAAGTGCTTCCATTCCCAGTTTGAGTGGGTCAAAATACATTGAAGGGTCAGTTGCTACAGTAAATGTTGCATCAATAAGACCAGATACAACATGAGCAGCATATCCATCACGATTCAATACACCCATTTGTACCAATGGTTCAGTTGATGCACGTCCCAGTGTCCATACGTGACCACCAACTTCTGGAAGTCCTTTATCATGTGCGCTTATTGCATCTGCTAAAGACTTTCCTGCTGGAAAATATCCAGCACCAAGTTGTGGATTTCCAGTTTTTACAATATTTTCTGCTGCTTGTGTAAGTACGTTTCCATTGATAACAAGATTTTTCCAATCACCAAAATCTTGACCAATACTTTTATTATCAGGCCCGCCTATATGAGTGAGCAAATACTCAGCCTCACCCTTGGTTGCCTGGGCTGCACCTGTAAGAATTGTTGTTGCAGTCTTTGCTAAACCACGTATTCCAGTTGCAAGAAAATTGAAATGTCCTGAATCAACACCCATCGATTCAACTGCTGCAGGTGGTAAACCTTTTACTGCATTATATAAACTCACGGCTTGGTCATTCCAAAATTGTGCACCAACTTCAGCCGTATGTTCTACATCTTTTAGATAACCAGTAACTTTTCCCCAGCCTTCACGCTTTTTTTCTGGTTGAAAATGGTTGTCCATAATGGTTGGGTCCATTTGTTCAACTGCCTGCCAGAGTTCTGGAAACTTGGCTTTAGCGATATCTAACGTTCCGTTGTCTATGGTTGTAAGGTTTGGGTTTCCATATTTGTCATAAGTAATTTGACGTGATTTTACTTTTGGGTCAAAAATAGTTTTTGTCCAGCCTGGCAAATCTTTTATTTGTTGATATCCAAGTTGATGAATTACTTTGAACGCTTGTGCTTGGTCTAATGAAATGAAATCATTGGCAGTTTTGACAGTGCTTTTATCCACCTCAACATTGCGCCATTGAGCGCCAGGGTCTACTTGTTCCCACCATGATGGAGTTGGGCTATGACGAGGTGCATTAAATATATTTGGGTCCATTGCTAACAAATCCGTCAACGTTGGTTGATATGTTTTTGTTACAGTTGAATCTGCACCAGCAATGTGTCGTGACGGGTCTTCTAATAAAACATGAGCATTAGCCATTTGCTGTTGAACAGATGTATGAATTGCTTGTGCATCAACTGGAACTGGTGATAATCCTGCTGCTGCTGTAATGTTTGGGTTTGTGTACCAACCACCATGTGCTGCGCGGCCAGCACGGTCTGCGTGTTCCCATGTAAGCGTTTGCTGGTTATCAAGTTGACGTTGTTTTGTTACTTCGTCAATTTTTGCCAGTTCTTCAATCTGGTCTGAGCGCATTACGAAGCAGTGTTTTCTACTTGGTAAATCAGGTCAAGCAAAGCACGATTTGGATAACGTGAATATAGATATCGAAGTTGGTCTGCCATGTGGATTTTCCCCCCTGGTTCAAACCCTGCTGGGTAGCGTTGTGAAATTACTTCTGGACCTGGGCCAGCACCAAGGGGGTTACCTGCGGTGACTGGTTCTAGTGGTCGTTCTGTTCCTCTATCAAATGGCCCATGACCACCAGGTGGAACAGCATTTGGATTTGGCTGTGGTGCTTGTGGTGCGTTTGGGGCTGCCATAGGTACTGCTTTTTGTGCAGCAAGTTGTGCGCCTGCTGCGCCATAAGTCTGACCTGGTACTGCTGTTGCTGCAAGTTTCTTCATAGGATTCCGAAGGTCACTACGTTGTGGATATTGTGTTGCCATTTAGAGTCGTTGTCCAAGGCTCAATACAGCACCAGGAGTTCCTGGTTGCGCTGCAGCACCGCTTGGTGCTTGATGTAATGCTGCTAACAATCCCTGAACGTTAGGTGGGCCTGCAGGTGGTGCTGCGCCCATCTCTGCTCCCATACCTGGCGTTGCAAGTCCTGGCATTGTTTCTGGTGCACCTGCTGGTGCTAATGCCGCTTGACGGGCTTGCGCTCTTGCTTGAGTTTGCGAGACTGCTTCGTAGAGCGGAACATTTTTTTCGACTGTGAGCATGGTGAGGAAGGCAAGGTCCTCTGGTTGATAAGGTCCATTAGGGTCAGCAGCCTGAGTCTGAATCGAAGAAAGTAAGGCGGCTTCCATTCCTTCTGCTGTGATTCTGTCCTTTTCCAACTCAGGGTCAGAGATAAGTGGGTCTGCTTCACGGGCCGATTCCTTCGACATGAGACCAGTGCCAAGGCGCTGGCCAAGACCAACGATAAGACCATTGACATCCGTGCCCGATGATGGATAATTGACATAGTGAAAGTCCGTTTCAAATACTTTTGCAGGAACATAGTTGGTCATTCCACCAGATACACGACCTGGCAAGAAGAATGATTTCTTTTGATTACCCCAGTAAGCCCTTTCGATTGCAATAGCAATCTTATCTTCTTCATAGAGGGCTTCTTCAAAAATGGCCTGTGCTTCTTGAACACGGAAGTCAACTGTTGCTGAAAGAACAGATTCGCCTCTACGGCCAGTACGAATGTTTGTTCCAGATTCTCCACCGAACTCTGCAGGAATTGCACCTTCAAGACGTTCCTGACGCTCAAGGCGGTCAAGCGCTGTGTCGGTCTTATAGCCAGGGTTGGTTTGTAGTTGTTGAATGTCGCCACCCTTTACAACACCAAGTTGACCAGTCTTTCCATCAGCCATCTGGATAATTTCTGGGTTTTCTCCAGGACGTGCAACAAGGTATTCATCAGGAAAGATTCCTCGCTCAATAGCAATTTCGGTGAGAGCAGTTAGACGTGCACGAGTAAAGTACATTCCAAGTACACCGTCATACTGACCACGTGGTTGGTCTAGTGAAATGCGTTGTGGAATGACAGCAAGTGGCATACCAGTACGGTTTGGCATACGCTCAAGTTCTACAGTTTCAAGACCAGCACGTTCTACTGGAGTCATGTCTCCTGATACTGGTGCACCCATAACACAGACAACAACTTCTTGGTCATCCATATATTCAATAAGCGTGTACCGAGTATCAAAAGATACTCTGCCCATGCGTAGTCGTCCAATTACTTTAGAACCGTAATTGTCAATTAGCCATTGTGCAGATTTGGTGTATGTAAAAATGCAATCGTCTGGTACTAACTGGTCTGGGTCATCAGAAACTGCTGGGTATGTATCTAGTGGATTTCGCACTGCCCAAGTTGGCTGCATCTTGCGAAAATCTGGGCGCATAGATACTGGTGCTGAAGAATACGCAAGGAAGTGACGAGCACGGCGGCGCATTTTAAGAGACAATTTGTTTGCATCCCAATAAGAAAGAATTACTTTTTTGCGAAGTCGTGCCAATTCCTGTGAATCTGCCGAACCCATTTTTACTGGTGGGAAATATGGCATTGGCATTGTTGATGCGATACGCATAGATGTTTGGTCAAGACCTTGTACGAGCAGGTTTGCAACGTTAGTACGCGCGTTACGGTCTAACTCCGACAAAGGTATTACTATGTCCCCGTTTGCCAAATCTCGTACTTCACGCATACGGCGCATGACAGGTCCTTGAGCCTCACGCCTTGCATTGTACAGAGATACTATTTGTTCAACGGATTGCAATGTCGTAGTTCTCCTGCGGTTGATTTACAGCGTTTACAATACTACGTTAGCATCCACGAAGGTCGCCATTGTCGAGGCGGCATTTTTATTCCACCCACGTTAGGGAAATGAAGTTCAGCAAACCAGTTAGCCATTACAAGGTCTGTCCCACTCTTTTTGTCTGGAGTCCATTTGGTGAGTTCATCGACAAGGGCCAGGGTTTTCCAGTTGCCACGCATGGATGGAAGTCGTACAGCGCCAGAACGATATAGCGGTGGGAGTAATGCTTCAATTCCTAGTTTCTCATCGAACTTGTTTCTATGAGTGGTGTGAGGGATAACGTTTACCATCTGACGGGTTTGCCATTTACGTACAAAGTCGTGAGCCAATAGGAAACGCTGGGCTGCGTTTACTTCTACCACGATATGGGAAACTGGGTATCCATATGCAAAGGCACGGTTGGTCCATTCTTCTAGGATTCCTGAGTACTCTCCTGTTGTTGTGTTATATCCAAGTAATTCTTCGGCTGTTAGTTTGATTCGTTCAACGTCAATCAAATAACGTAGGTTTGTCTCAGGTTGGTATAACCACCATTGGATACCCCAGAATTGTGATGGGGATGGGTCGACAGATATGAGGGATATCACTGGTGGTTTTAGTCCTTCTGGGACTTTGCCTGGCAATCTGTCGTTATCGATGCAACCCTGATACAAAACGCCATCGTCTCCTAGACCGCCTGTTATCCATGTTCGGTTTATGAGGTTGGTATCGGACAGGGAATCCTCTTGTTGATACACCACTTTGAACGTATTGGGATTTGAGTAACGGATATAGGACAAGTCCTTCCATGAAAGTCTCTTTGGGTCTAGTAACGGTCCTTTGGGGTATGGTTCAGCATCAAAGCGCCGTGATTTAGGGCCATCATCTAGTTCTGCGTAATACGCTTTGTACACAATGTGCTTGTACTTAGACGACTTCATTGGTTCACGGTTTTGAACTTGTTCTGGAGTAAGCATATCTTCTCCGTCATATTCTTCATCGTCTAGTTCATAGGTGATTTTGGCTAAGCAATGGGCGTATAGGTCGCCAGAACCCAGTCTTTGTCCGACAACTGCCAGTAATCCAGATGGGTCAACACGTGCTTCGGCCACTTGGTCCCATCTTTCTAGTAGTTTGTCACGGGTTGCACCTTCACGACAGTTATCCACAGAGGCAACGTCATCAAATAGGCATAGGTCAGCACGGTGTCCGATGTATTCAGAGTCAATTCCGTATGCTCGAACGGTTGGTTCTTTGTTATCCAGGCCATTTCCGTCTAGTTGCTCTACTACAAACTCTTCAGCCCGCCATAGTGCGCCTTTATCTGATGGTTTGAAACGACCATAGTCGATTGAGAGACATCCCTCGGCATTGACCGCTAACCCTTTTTTAACTACTTCTGGGTCTGGTTGGATTGGTTGAGGTCGTTCTAGGGTTTCACGGATACGGCGAGAGTACTGCTTTGCCATTGCCTGCGAAATTGAGCCAATCATCACACGGATTGAACGGTTGCGCACGATTGCCCATACAGCAACATCGTGGAACAGGGTGGATTTACCAGCACCTGGTGGAACATTGAGTACCACAAACTCTTTGTCGGGGTGTTCTAATAGTTCTACAAGGGTTACTGCTGCCTCTACCTGCCAAGGTGACGGAACACGGCCCAAGTAGTAACGGCGAAAGAAATCAAAGTCTTTGAGACCACGTTCTGCTTCTGGGCATAGCCGACCATATGGAATCGCTGGGGGTAGATTTACTGCATCATCTAGGTCTTGTTCGTATTTGGCTTGTTGTCTGCCACCAGAACGGGCATTGGCACGTGAAGATTCAAGTACTGCTTGGTCTAGTTTTGCTTTGGCTTCTTTTGATTTAGCAAGCCATTTGGAACCAGTATTGACGTGTACTCCAGCAATGCGAGAAGCCTGGCTGATAGATGAGCCTGCTGCTACTGCAGCAAAAAACTTTGCTTTATCTTCAGGTGCTACTTTACGTTTGGTTCCCATAAGGGGGGGAATGTTACTTCTTTTTTACCTTTGGTGCTGCTCCAACGTTGTAACCAGCGTGTGCTCCTGCAAGTCCACTAACAATTCTTGACAAATGTTCTGCTTTGCTAATGACTGGTGCTGCCGCATTGGTAAATGCTTGTCGAGCACCAGTTGCGGAAGCATTTTCTAAACCAGCCAAACGCCTTGCTGCGGATACTCCAGTTGATGCTGCATCTGCAACTACACGTGTGGAAGTTGGACCAGCATGGATTGCACCTTCTCGACCAAGAAAAGTCATTGTTCGAGTAAGCGGTTGTGCCATTTTTGCTTCAACTTCTGCAACACGACCAGCATTGTAAACGGCTTGAGCGGCACGACCAGCATTTTCTGCTTCTATTGCACCACGAGCGACAATGGCTTCTGGGGCAAATGCTGCTGCGGCAATATCTAAACCAACTTTCAAACCGCCACCTAGTGTTGGGTGCTTCAAAAAACGCTTTGCATCACCAACACCTACTGCTTCTTCAGCAATATGGTTTACAGTTTTTGCAACTTTTCCAGCCGTACCAGCAATTTTGGTTACTTCATTTTTCCAATCAGAAAGATTATTGTTCCAGTCCATGAAATGAATATACCATAGTTGCAATCATGTATGTTACCTGCTAAAGTCACAGACAACTTCACAAGTCGTCACTGTTGGTAAATAGCGATGCAAGCAAGGTCGTACACCTGTTGCAAGGTGCGGGACGTAAACAGGGGAACCTGGGTAGGTATCTATTCTTTGAAATAGGTAAGCAGCGTGATGAACGTCAACTCATCAAATCAAGGTGTCGGCTAAAAGAAATTGGCTACGGCGACCTTCCACGATTGGTGGTAAACAGTGGGGGGATGCTTTATTCCTCTGTTGGTAACAACTCCCGCCTCGGCTAACGCCTCGTTGGGCTGGCGCACCGCTAAAGCGGCTTGCCCTCGAACGAAACACTTTGACTACTCACACACCTCAGACTCTGCGGTTGAACATAAAACCATGCTCTCAAAACGAGAGGTCAAACATCTGTGTTACGCAAGCAGCCACCCCGCCTCTAGAGCATGGGTAAAACCTGAGTGTATGACGCTAAACTCACACGATACCCGAACAGCAAAAAGAGTGAAACTATCGAGCGGTGATATCACCTAGAGGTACCCCTACCTGCCTCGGCAGATACCCCAGTCTCTCTGTCTGATAACCCTCAGCCTTGCGGGTGGTATCCGCACACTGGCCTACTACATGGAGAACGTGCTCGGCCAATACCAACTCCCCTACTGGTACTCAATTTTCATGCAAACCACTGACCTACTCGGCCTACCCTCCCTTGCCCTCGGTGCTGTACGAATGGCGACAGTCGGGAGAAAGTGCCTTTGTGTGAGTCTCGCCTAGGTGCTTGCTGTTGTGTGTGCCATGCTTGCTTTTGTTAGCACTTGCTGTTCTTCGGCTTGCTTTGGCTCTGGTTGTTAGGAATACCTAACTAGTGCGGTTTGCTGTGGCTCTTCGTGGCATTTTATTTGTGACAATTTGGTTACAATTTCTAGCCCTTTGCCTGCAAGGGTTTACTGGCCTTAGTAGTACTAGAAGAGATTGTTTGGTGCTATCAAGTGTCTTACCTATGCCTTATGATTAGTACAGGAAGAAAACAACACAACAAAGGGGATTACATGACACGCAAAGACTACCAACTAATCGCAGAGACTTTGAGAGAGAGTTACGAACACGCAAAGAACAAAGGGAAAGCCGAAACTATTCAGATTGAAAGGCTAATTCTTCAAGTTACTAGCCGATGCTGTGAGACAAATGACCGTTTTGACGAAGAAAAGTTTCTAAAGGCTTGCGGACTCTAATCCGTACCCCTAGCGCTTCGGGCGTGACGTTCAATCGTAACTAGGGACAAGGCGAAAGCCGACACACAAACCAACTACACCAACAAGGGGAAACTATGAAAACGGACTACTATTTCCGAACCATTGAACAGGTCAAGAAACTAAATGCGGCTATTGGTCACACTTGGTTTGCACCCGAGACTATGAGGTTTTTCGCCTCTCACGTTCTGCCAACTATTTACGGTGGCAAGTACTTTATTTCAAGCGAAGAGGATACCTATGGCAACTATGCACGGAAGTTCACTATCCGAATCGCCTACCGTGATGGGCAGATAGATACGGTAGGCGACTTTCAAGCCTACGAAACAGCAGAAGAAGCAATCGAAGCAGTGACCGAAATAGTAAAGGGGAAATAATGACTTACTTCATTGCCAACAATTTAGACCTAGACGTAGTTATGTGTGACTCATGCGCCGATAAGCGCTGGGAAACTCACCCAAAATACGGGACTAACGTGCACGCACGTTTAGCCGAAGAAGAGGAGACGGGTATTCGCTGGGGCTGGGATAGGCGCTATTCTTCAGAGCCTCGGCCATGCGTAGTTTGCAGGGAGATGACAAAGTGACCACGACTACTGAAAGCCTAATCTTTGTCGGCCTTCTTGGTCTTTGTTACTTGTGCACCTGGTTCGGGATAACCCTAGAGCGTGACCGTCAGAAGTTCATCAAACAAACTCAATACAAACTAGACAACGAAAGAAACAAGAGGGGGAACTAATGGACAGAGTAAAGCAATGCCATTACTGCAATATCGACCTAGTAGAAGACTGGAATTTATTCCCTGTCGGCCAGACTAAGCATGGGTCAAGGTGGCTCTATGACTGGGAGAAGGTGCTTTGTGAGGAGTGCTACCACGAACATTGCACCCATGAGGGCTTTGGAATGTTGAGGATTGAGGAATAATGGCAACAGCACGAGAATTAGCACTAAATATAGGCAAGCGCGGCCTACTCAGGGTCTCTGGCACTGGCCTGACCTTTGAGGTAGAGATACTTGACGCTCGCAATAGGTACGGCAATATGGACTACAAGGTGCGGCCAATATCTGGCGAGGGTGAGACGTGGCACGAGGCTACGGGCATTGACTTGACCTTTGCCTCTAAATGTAATACAGTAACACACAACAACAACAAAGGAGATAAGTAATGGGATACACACACTATTGGGATAGGCCAGTCAAGAACGCTGGTTCGGCTTATATGTTCGGGAAACTATCGCTTGACGCAAAGAAACTTTGTGACTGGGCGAATGAGAACGGCATACGAGTACGCGATTATCAAGGAGAGGCAGAGCCAGACTTCAACGAGGCTTACTTTGCAATCAATGGAGACGCACGGGCCATTGACGAAGAGGGAGAGCGGAGAGATTATTCTCACGAGACATTTCACTGGGCAGGAATACCTACTCAGACTGAATGGCGCAAGGGTGAGGAAACTATCTTTGACTTCTGCAAAACAAACTATAAGCCTTATGACGCAGTGGTTACGGCCATTTTGATTAGGGCAAAGCATATCTACGGCTCTTGTGTCTCCGTCTCTTCTGATGGAAACTGGGACGAATGGGCAGCAGGGCGCATGATGTACGAGTTGGTATTCGGTGAGAAGGCCGAGTGCCCGTTCGATATGGCAACGTCTAACAGCGAAGGGGGAAAGTAATGAACGTAAAAGAATGGGGGTTTTGCCCCCACCAAGACGAGGGAATGTGCGAAGACTGCACAATAGACCCATCACAACGGTCATTTCATCAGTCAGAACTGGCCGAACTTACACACGCTACACAGGTAGAGATATTTGGCTGGTGTAGTTGTGAAGACAACAAAGGAAACGAAAACCCATACACAGACTGCCCAACAAACAACGAAGGAGAACAGCAATGAAAGCATTAGAGACAATCAAACTAGTAGAGGTAACTCTCGTACTAGCGATAGACATAGATACACACGACAACGGATGTGCAATGGACTATATCCACACTGACGGTGTTCAGGTTATCGGCTGGCATGAACGGGAACTAGAAGCAACATACAAGGAGACAGCACAATGAGCGCAGTACTGATAGCCGCACTGTATTTCACTATTGGATACAGCACACACAAACTACAAACAACCAAGCGCAAGCGAGCAATGCGAGCGCACCCCGCATGGTTTGAGCGCATGGAACGAGAGACACTCAACGGAACACCGTTCATGGGGGATAAGGCATGAGGACTATGAACGAGGCACTGGCTGACTACATCAACTCGGTAGTCACGACTGACCGTATGGCACGAGAGGTGCTTGAAATTCTCGAACAGCGTTGGGGAAACCTATCTACTGAACAACCAAGAGAGGAGAAGAAGTGAAGTCACCCCTATCCATGTACCAAGGATTCATATGGGGTTTGCATTACAAAAAAATGGGCAGGTATAAAAAACCCAAGAGACTATACGTTATTCGCAAGTATGTATTTGGTAAAGGGTATGGGTACTGGCGAGGCCCTGACGCTTACGGCGGTCACACTTTTTCAGACATCAAGTACGCCCATAAGTTCCGTACATATGATGGGGCTATGGAAACAGCAGAGAACAGCAGTCTTTACCGACACTGCACATATGGGGTAGAGCAAGTCAAATAAATATGTGCTACCGTTAGTAAGTAGCCACGCTCCGTTCGGTATTCCCCTTCCTGAACGTTGTAGCGTGGCTACTTTTTTTTCTTGTACAAACTGTCTCTTTCACGAGGGGTTAGGCCACCCCAAATACCGAACCTTCTAATGTCGTTTACTTCCATTGCCATTGCAAAATCAAGACAGCGTTTCTTTACTGGACAGGTCGAGCAGACTTTTTTAGCCTCATCAAATAAACCCTTATGCGAAATACCAATCGGTACTTCTGGGAAGAATATGTCACCGTTCATTCCTTTACAGTTGGCCTCTTCGTACCATTCGGTTTTGGTAATCGTCACTTCTTACTCCCCTTTTTCTTTTTAGTTATGTTGGTTACAAATAGTTTTCTGGCTTGATGGCACAGGCAGTTGCACCCTTCTATCTCGAAGTCTGTCCATACAGCAACAGCATTGGAGATAGTTCCACAATGGTCGCATATACCCTGGTGCTTGCAAGGGTGGACGCAGTTTCCTGATGGGAACTCAGTCGTCATCATCTTCTTCTGGCTTGCCGCAGTATGTGACGTTGCCCCTTACCAATTCATCACAGTCGCACGGTTTACGCTCACCCTTGGCTATCATCAGTCGGCCTTGATTGGTATGTGCCACGCAGTACGAGCCTGGTTCACCATAGATAGACAACCAATGTACCCAGCGACATCTACAACTGTGTCGTGTGCCCATTTGCCCTCGTCTAATGCAGTACGCAAACGTGATAACTTGACTGCCACCATGAACAAGATTGCTTGTTCAACAGTAAGGTCAATTCCTGTCATTGCCTCAAAGATATCTCTGGTCTGTTGATAGTCATACAACGGGTGGTTGTAAGCATCATGCCTGTCACCTGTAATGAGGTTGTAAGCCTCTACAAGAATGTCTGCACCGTCAATTGATGTCGCCATGAAAAGGGTTTCTCCATTGTGTAGGTAGCGAGTTGGCTTCTACTGCTTCCTTCTCTTCTTTGTCTGAGTAAGGACGAATAACAAATACGCAGGGGTCTGAACCTTCCATAAACTCCACGTCTTCCGTAATGGTCTGTGGAATACCGTCATGGGTAGAGCAGACTGGGGGCGAACAATGTCCAGCCCTCAGTCCTATCTCAAGCCATTGGTCAAAAGATATTTTGAGCAAGTCCATTAGAACGGCTCTTCATCTGACATGAATGGAATTGCACCAAACTTTTCCTTGACTATCGCCAGGTTCTTCTCCGTCTTATCTGCAAACACTGCATTGAAGCGCATTGTAAGGCCAACTTCATCTGCAAGTATCTTGGTTGTCCAAACCTTGACACCTTCTTTGTTTTCGTATGACGAGATATCAAGTTTGCCTACAACAATTACTCGTGAACCCTTTTCGATTGAAGCAGCAGCGTGTTCTGCCATCTGCCCAAAGACAGTGACATTGTGCCAGACGGTAACTTTCTTTTCATCTTTGCCTGATGTAGTAGCAACGGAGAATGACCCCGAAGCCATGCCGCCTGGGGTGTATTTCAACTCAATAGGTTTGCCAGCATTGCCGACAATGGTGATGTTATTCATGTCATTTACTTTCTGTTAGTGGTTGGATTTTGTTTTTACTATCCCTCTTCACGCATACATGGGTAGGCGGTTCTGAGACTTTGACGTAGGTGACTAAGCGCATGGTACATTCACTGCATACCCATTCGCTTTTGGTATCCCCTCTCATATAGATAACCCTAGTGGTTGGGTGTAATACCCCAAGGCCCAAAGCCCCACCCGTAATTGTCCACCTCGTATTGGTAGATGGCTAGAGCCGCAGTGAGACAAGTGGCTGGGTCGAATAGGTCGTTGGCTTTGTTCAATACTCCTTGTTGGCGTAGAAACTTTGTCCAGAACCCATTTATCTGGACTAAGCAACGGCTTCCCCCCATTGGGTCTTGCTTGTTCCATACGTTTGGGTCTCCCTTGCTTTCTCTGTAAATGATGTAATCCAGGGTTGGAAGATTTGCTTCTGTCCAGCCCACCCTTCGTGCTAACTCCCACCATTGGCCCGCCTTTGCTGTTACTGGCGGTGGTGGTAGTGGTTCTTCTCTTACTGCTCTGCTATTTACGGTACTTGACGGTTGGCTCTGGCTATCTGCTGGTGCTTTGGCTAGTGCTGGATTGGCAAGTAATAAAACTCCTAATGAAATTAGCGCTATTTGTTTCTTCATTTTTCCTCAATCGTAGATGGATAAAGACATCAACTCCTTTACTGCTTCTGGGTATACGAGATATCCTTTCGCTGGGTTGTCTGACTGGCTTGCCGCAATTCTCTGAGGTAACTTCTCTCTGTTTTCGTGTATGTAGCGGCGCAATCTGTCTGTCTCTACTATAACAAAAGCATTGGGCGCAAACAAATACACCCACCACTTAGCAGTTGTGATTTGTATGCCGCTTCGTTTCCACCCTGTATTGCGCGGGTTTTGCTCAAATTCTATAAACATTCTACCGTTTCGGTATCTGTCATACTTCACTTCAAATGAACCGTTGCTCAGGTCTTTAAGAAATGTAAGTACAAGTTCTTCGCCTTGATGTCCGAACTCTAAGTCTTTGGTAAAGTCAAATGCTTTGATGTCGTGCGAAGGGACGTAACCTTCAGTGCGCTCAATCATCGTTGATTGTTACCCAGGCTTCTTCGTATGCAGCAACTGCATGGTTCATTTGTATTCCATCACGTTCATAGTTTGCTTCAACAAGTGCTGTTGCAATTAGCCGCCACTTTTTTACTTCGGCCACAAGTTCTGCTATAGTTTTTTCTGTAAGGTTTGTCATTAATATCCTGCCTGTTTAAGTATTTTCATTAGGTCTTCTAGTCTTAATACTGCGTATTGGTCTGCTGGGTTACCATAATTTCTGCGTTTGGCTACAACAATTCCAAGTTCAGCGCTAGCGTTTTTCCGTTCATTCTCTGCTTCATGTAGCCACGCTGAAAACTCCAGGGTTTTCTGGTTTTTACATTCCCATACAAGACGTGGGTCTGTGCCAGCGATGTCTCCCTTATCAAGAGTTCCATGTAGTGTTCTGCGTTCTACAAACGGATAGAAGTTTTTGAGGTAGTTCACAATGAACGTCTCAAATGATGTGCCTTTAGCCCTTTGTTTGGACACGTATCCACTCCTCGCGCAACAACTCACGAATGAGTTTGCTTCGACCTACACCACGCTGTTTACATAATTCTGCAATGGTGTCCATCTGTTCCAGTGTGAGGCGTAGCGATACCATTCGTGCAGAACGTGACTTGCCTTCTGGGTCTACTGTCCGTGATGCAGCCATTAGTTGGCCGTCTCATTCTTAAGTGCAGTGAAAGCGTCACGCAACAATGGCAACTGTGATTGCATAATTTCAGCGTCCCAGTTTAATTTTGCTTTGCTTGCCACGATTGCTGGGTCAAGGCCAATCTTGTCGCAGGCATCAACAAACTGTTTTACTTGTGCAGAAGTGAGCGCCTTATCTGCTTCTGGTTCAGCCTTTATTGGTGCTGGTTTGGCTTCCTTGACGGTTTGCTTGATTGGCGTAGCACTTGGTGCTACATCGTCCCACTCTTGCTTTGTCCACAACGAGAGACATACACCAAAACGCATGGCCGCATTACGGATGAAGTCGCTAGCCAATTCTTTGAGCAAGTCTGGCTTAGATGCTTGGACTGAACCGATACCCAAACGGCGCACACCGTGAATGGTCATCCATCCTGCCATATGTGCCATGCCATTTTCGACACGGTAAGCAGGCAAACCATTGACATCAAATGCAGTTGGTTCCCATGTCCACTCACTATCAATTTCAATAAGCATTTTAGTTACATCAGCGTGTCCCACAAAGTCAAGCGAACTTCCACCACGTGGCAGTTTTCCAATCAATGATTTATCTGGGACTCCATACTTACCTAATATTTCTTCTAGTTTCATTATTTTTCTCCCTTCAAGAGAAGTGTTCTATTGGTTACTGGCTTACTATATTTTGCACAAAGGTCAGGTTCGTAGGTTTTAAGCGCTTTGATGTCAAGACTGGCCCACGTTTTTCCTTTCCAGGTTGCAACTACGTTCCCATCTACGGTTGCGTATTCGTTTGGTCCGATGAGGTCACAGAGTTCTGCTTTGAGTTGGTTCTCTAGTTCCCCATAAGATTTGAGTTCTGATTTCACGTGCTTCAACCTTGCTATCAGGTCTTTAACACTGCTGTCAAGTTCAATTGTTGTGTCAGTTGGACGTTGGTAACGGGCAGTGATGGTTTCATATGACCAATGCACACCATCGGGGGTCATTCCCATATCCACCGAAGCCAACCACTGGGCAACAGCATCACAATGTTCCTGCTTCTCTTCCTCTGTAATCAACTGTTCGTGAATATAGAATGTCATGCTGGAGTCAAATACACCCCAAGTCACCTTGTCTACATCAGCGCAGATAGCCTGCTGAATACCCTGGATAAGCCAGTAGTTGGGCAATTGGCCAGACCATTCACGGTTCATTGTCTTGATTTCCAGAATCATTCTGGTGTCACCGTCCTCAAAGAAACCGTCAAGGGTGGCAATCATTCGTGCGCCTGTGTCTGTTTCTGCAACAAACATTTCTTCTGGTGTTGTCCACTGAATACCAGTGCGTTGTATGCCCCAGGTAATGCACAATGGTTCGAGGTCGTTGCCTCGTGTCATTGCCCAAGATGGCGGGATAGGCGCAGGGGGTATATCACCTAGTAATTCCGCAGCATATTTCTCGGCTGGGACAAATGGGTGCAGTCCGTAGATAGCGGCTACTGCTGATGCTGACACTCGCTTCTTTTTATTTTCATCCCAGAAACGGATGTCAAGCCAGTCTTGTTCTCCGTGAGTTGGCTTGGTGATGCGATATCGCTTGATATTCATTGACGATTCCCTTCGTTGTGGTGACTTCATGTATCACCTTACAGACTAATGGTATCACTGTCAAGCATTACTCCAAGATTTTTATTTCACGCACCATTCCCACTGGGATATGAATTGCGTGTATGCCTTCTTCCTTACACAAAGTTTGCCAAATCGTCACGTGTTTATCTTTAGAACCCGCATCTCCAACTGGGATTAAATAGCCAACGGAATCTACAATGCACTCGCCATCGTCTTCATAGTCTGCCAATATCAACCATCCACCTTCAGACAAATGCGTATCTGCCCACTTAACGTGAACAACAGAGTAGTTAGTCGATGTCAGAATTTCCTGTTGGCTCATCGTGTACCCCTTTCACTTTGCAGATAGGGCAGTACTTACCCTGGTCCACCGACCAACTGTTATCACAATTTGGGCAGAGCAACCAATCCTGAGTGGACATGGTTCTATGCTACCCGTTGCTTCGGTTTGGGAGTAGATACCTGCGTAATCAGATTGTCCAATTCCCGTAAGGCTTGAAAAAATTCGTCCTCTTCGGGGCGGCTAACCCTTGCAGTTACTAGGTATTTTCTGATTGTGAAAAGCGTATCCCTTGTCATAAGACCTGCCAAGATACCTGACGGGGGAACTGTTATGCGATTAGTTTTTGTGATTTTCTATATGAGTCGTCAAACGGTCAGACACTTTATCAAGTTTATCTTCAGTGCGCTGCTGTGTCTTGTGGATAACCCTCAGGATACCTTGAACAACTTCATGGTCCTCTGAGTTTGATTTCTTAAACTGTTGGATTAAGACTGCTAGCAGACCAAAAGCACCAGTGACAACAGCAGCAAAAACGCCAGCCCAGCCAGTGGCATCCACATCAAGCAGGCTTTCCGACAAAACGTATATGCCAGGATTCTGCGCCTTTACCAGAAGCATCACCTAAAACTTCATGCGAAAATCCAAATGAAACTTCATGTGCTAGTAGCCAAGCCAAAACTTTTCCGTTAGCATTTGCAACATCGACAGCGATACCATACAAATGTTTTGAACCACGTGCTTTATCGTTTGCTGGGTCATCGTATGGCGTAGCAAGCATGGCCATACCAGGCTTTAGATACCATGTTTCATTGTTCCAATGCTTAGTAGATGCACCAGCAATAGGTTCTTTCTGGTATCGACTAGTAAACCCTGCTGTTTGCTGTGCAATTGAGCGTAGTGCATCGCCAGCAGATGTTGGTTTAAGTTCTATACCATCCGCTTTAGCAGCGATGACCATTTCTTCCCATGCCGCAGCAGCGCATTTTTCCAACTTGCCACCTCCCGTAATGGGGGCGACCATAACTGGGGTAATCTCAGAAGGTTTCTTGCCTTTAAGATGTTCACACCAGTGAATTGGTTTGACGGGCCATGCAGGCTGCGTCATTATTCAGCCTTGGCGCCAAATGCTGCGTTAATTTCTTCGGCAGTAAGTTTGCCATCAAGTGAAGCCTGAGCAAGTTTTTGGATTACTGATGCACATGCAGCAAAACCAGCGAGGATTGCGCTCTTGTAAATAGGCAATTCAGGGGCGATTACTGCGCTGCCGCCTACGATTGCAAGTGCTGAGGAAAGGAATACTGCAACGATTCGACCTGCGATGTCTTGTGCCTTTTTCATTCTGTGTCTTTCTTCGTGAGGGTTAATGCTGAGTGTATCAAAACCACAACGCCTGTAATCAGGATTGCTTGACGCATTGTTGGTCCAGATAAGGTGATTAGAACCATACCTGTTCCAGCCCATGTCCAAGCGTTATCTAAAATGTAGTCAAGAATCTTTTTCATTTCCGTTTAAGTCTAGTACCTGCAGCGGCAAGGGATACCCCTATCGTTGCTGCAATTAGTGTACGGCGTGTTCCTACGGGGATTTTTGAGCCAATAGGTACATAACTATTTAAAGCATTTTTAAAGATGTCGATAGTGGACTCGAAGGCAGTACGTACTTCAATTGGTGCGTCTTGCACGGCTGCAATAAGTTCTTCTGTTTGAGTGTCTGACAATTGGGCAACATCCAAAGTTTCAAAAATCTGTGTTGCTTGTTCCTGGGTGATAGTCGCTAATACTTCTTGGCTCGTGGCCAATGCTACGGCTTGTTCTTGTGTGGGTTCTGCGGCCAGGATTGCATCAACAACCTGAGATACCTGTTCAGGGGTCAAGGTGGCTAGGGCTTCTACAAGGGCTTCTGTGGTTTTTGCCTCTGCAATTAGCGAATCAACTTCCTCGACGCTTAGAGGGGCTTCTAGAGGGGTGTCCGTGGCTTCTGGTAGGGTTGTGTCTACAACTGGCTGGAATGTAGTCTCGGGGGATGGTTCAGTTGTCGTGGTTGTTTCTTCGGGAAGCATCGCCGTTGTGGTGGGTTCCTCTACTAGCGTCGTTGTGGTCCCTGTCTCGGTTATCTCTGGCTCTACGGGAACCACGGTAACGTCGGGTATTGGCTCAGATATTTGAGGGAGAGTAACAGGTGTTGGAACTGCTGGCGGTTGTGTCGTGGTCGGCGCTGATTCTGTTGATGATGTTTGGGGTACGGAAGAAGGGCTAGTTGAGGTAACCGTTGAAATTGTTTCTTGTGTACTTGTCGTTTCTGGCACTGTGGTCGTGGTCGTTGACGAGGTCGTAGTTGTGGTAGTTGTTTCTTGAACTGTCGTAGTAGTCGGGTTGGTGACAGGGACAGTC